AGAAAATATGCGTATGATTCGTGAACGATTTAAAATCGTAGAAGATACACCCGTATCTGATAAATTAATCCTATTAGAAAAACCTGAAGATGCATTTGAGGGTATTTCTTCTTTGACGAATGACCTTAAAGGTTTTGTTGATCGACATGAAAATAAGCTGTGGCTCGCTGCCGTTTGTTTGGTAACAATCGCAGTTTATTATGTCGCAACACGACCTAGTGGCAAAAAATTTGCTAAAGTATTAAAATAAACGACACCACTTGTGCAAGATCCTAATAATAAAAAGAGAAGGGGTTTTGATACTAATGTGTCTTCGACTCTCTCTGATGCCGCGATTAAAAGGCGTTCAGATGAAATTAGAGCGATGTTGGATAAAGGTGAAGTACCTTCTGGTTATTGGTGGGCAGATCTTGTTGATCTTGAGGCCCACAACCTAGAAGCTGGTATTTTGTCTAATCCTCGTGGCCGAGCGAAGGATGTGGTGAAGCGTTATGCAAAACAATTAAAAGTCTTTAAGAAGCAACCGCAACAGAAGGAGTCGAATATGGGTGGAATCACCCTCGATTCCGAGTTGAAGCAATCGGTCGGAATGGTGTTCGGCCCTAGAGGTTTTATTTGTAATTGTACTATGATAGGAAATATTATTGTCCATACTAAGCACGGCGTTGAAGGGCGTGGTTCTTATATCTTTTGGAAGAATGGTACCCCATTTTACCAAACCTGGTCAGAAGAGCATTTTGTCCCAATTGGGTCTGATTTGGTTTTCTGTATGAATTTATTGCAAGGTAAGGTTAAAGCCCTTAAATTTGCATTACCAGAAGTTGGCAAAAAATGTATGATCATCAGTAATGCTGTGGTACAGGTTACTGATGATAACCAGCCTGTAGAGATTTTGACTACTTTTTCAAGTGGTGTTATTCGAGGTGATCATGGTGAACATCTTGGACACACTTGTAATTCAAAGAACGGAGATTGTGGTTCTCCTATTTTGAACGAATTGGGCCATGTCGTGGGAATCCACGATGGCACAAGAGCGTATCAAAATACATTTCTTAAGTTCACTGATGAACATAAAAAGTGGTTTTTTGATACAGTAAAGAAGCAAAATTTTTAACAACTCCACCTGTGGTTGCACCCCATAGGTGGAGTTTGGATGATGTGTGTGCTAAGTATAGCTTTCTCGGTGTTGAGAAGGCGGTGGTTCAGTCCCCATGCTCGGAGTTTGTGAAAGCATTTAATGTACCTTCTAATGAGGGGAATTATGTTGGGCGATTGAAACATTATTCACAGTATAAAGTGAAGGATCACCAAGACCGTTTTTTCACAAGATTCCAGTTGGATACTGGTTTAAATTTTTCTGAAAATTATAAGTGGGCGAATGCTAATTTTGCAAGTGGCTATGTTTCTGCAGCTAAATACTGTAAGAAACAGCCTGAATTAGATTTGGCCACTTGGTCTGTTGCTTGGGAGTGGATGTCTAAGCATTTTATAGATTGTGATGGAGCAGTTGAGGCTAGCTGGGAGGACGTGTTTGTGAATGCAAATAAAACTACGTCTTCCGGCTATCCTTGGAATAAAAAATACGTCAGGAAGGGAATGTTGATTAAGAATGATCCTGATGTTGTTTTTAGGAGGTGGGATGAGTTGTCGAAGGATGATCAGCCCTCTCCGGTGTTGTGGAAAAGTTCCATTAAAACAGAGTTGCGTTCTGTTGAGAAACTACAATGTTCTCCTCCAAAATTGAGGACATTCACAGCATCTAGTGTTGAGCATTCTTTGCCCCTTGCAAAATTATGTCTAGACTTTAATGAGAAATTTTATCGTTCTAGCCATAGTACATGGAGCTTTGTTGGTTCAACACCTTATCTTAGAGGTTT